TTTGGAGGTTTGACATAATGGCAACAGTAACGCCTAATTTTAATTGGCCGGTACCTACATCGACCGACTTAGTAAAAGATGGAGCTACGGCGATCGAAGCCTTAGGCGACTCCATCGATGCAAGTCTGCTCGATCTTAAGGGCGGCACTACGGGACAGGTATTAAGCAAAAACTCTAATACCGATATGGATTTTGTTTGGGTAACAGATGCAGCCGGCGATATTACCGGCGTTACCGCAGGTACAGGTATTAGCGGCGGAGGTACGAGCGGTACCGTAACCGTTACTAATTCAATGGCTACGGCTATCGATGCTAAAGGTGATCTAGTACCCGGGACAGGTGCGGACACTTTTGCGCGTTTGGCCGTCGGAGCTAATGGCACAATATTAACGGCAGACTCAGCCGAAGCGACCGGCCTTAAGTGGGCTGCGCCTGCCGGTGGAGGGGGTTATACATCTATCGCATCCGGCACTATTACCTCAGCGGCGTTAAATATTACATCGATCCCTGGCACTTATAAAGCACTCGTATTAGAGTTACGCGATATTACTAAAGCCTCGGCCTTTGATGTTAATATGCAATTTAACTCTGATAGCGGTGCAAATTATGACAATGTAATAAACCGAAATGTTAATGGCACACTATCTACGATCGGCGCAATAGGATCTACGGCCGTAACGATAAATGCGTCCGGCTTTAAGGCGAGCACGCAATATAATCAAATTATTATAAAAATTGATGGTTATGAAAATACCGATATGTGGAAAGTTTTAACTACATACGGCTCAGGCACCGATTACCTTTCATCTGGTCGTGAAGTTTGGCACGGTGCCGGATCGTGGAAATCGACTAGCGCGATTACATCCATCCAAACTGATAGCACTATGTCACTTTCTTACACACTATGGGGGCTTAACTAATGAAAATACATGAGCACAATGCCACTACGGGAGAAATTGTAGAGCGCGATGCAACGGCGGCTGAAATTGCAAACGCAAAAAAAGCGGATGAGACAAGTAAAGCCCGTCAATTAGAGGAAACACAAAAAGCCGCTGAAAAATCTGCATTATTACAAAAACTAGGCATTACTGAGGATGAGGCGCGCCTCTTACTTTCATAATGGAGACTAGTTATAATGGCTATCCGGCATCTAAAGATCCGGAAGCAATTAAAATAAAGTCCTACCCGGTAAAGGGTACGGATCGTAAGCTGCGATGTGCTGAGAGCGTGGGGCCACTACTCGCAGCCTTCGCGGCTGAATTTCACGAGCTAATCGAGCCGATCGACGAGGGCACGTTTGACGATTGGGCCTACGCCTATCGTATGGTGCGCGGCAACCCTACAAAATTATCGTGCCACTCATCCGGTACGGCTATCGATCTAAATGCTACAAAGCATCCACTCGGCAAGGCCGGCACTTTCCCGGCTGAAAAGATCCCGATGCTAAGAGCTTTAGCTAAAAAGTACGGCCTCAAGTGGGGCGGCGACTTTAAGAGCAGGCCGGACGATATGCACTTTGAGGTAGAGATATCGGCAAGCAAGGCTAAAGCCTTAATCGCTAGTTTAGGTTTATAGTTAGATAAATCCTTAAGGGCACTAAGGAGCAACAAATGAAAGAGCAAGCAATAGCGGCAGCAAAATCCTACGGTCGAGCATCGCTCGCATCCGTAGCGGCTTTGTATATGTCCGGAATTACAGACTACAAAGTATTGGCTAACGCGTTTATCGCAGGGCTAATCGGGCCACTACTAAAAGCGTTGCAACCGTCGGAGAAGCAATTAGGCGTAGGCGCTAAGTAATGGAAAGAGCTCAGCTCGTAGTTGGTATAGCTCTCGGGAGTTTTACTATTTTGGGGCTAGGAGCTGGGCTCGTCCGCCATTTGGTTAAGTACTATCTAGCCGAGTTAAAGCCGGACGGCAACGGCGGCCATAACCTAGCCGGGCGCGTTGAGCGTATCGAGCAGCGCGTGGACCGTATCTACGAGATTTTGTTAGAGGATCGACTAGCTAAGTAGCGACACGCCAAAAGGTTATACGCTTTTAATTCGGACAAAAAGCCCTCATACTGATACTACAAACGCTGAGAGGGCTACTCGGTTAGTAGCTTGATCGGCCTTAACAAAGGGCTAAGTAATGAATAGTTTAGATATATTGATCGGTTTGGCAGCCTGCGGTATGGGCTTTATGTTTATGGTGATCGGTTACTCGATCGGCTTTAAGCATGGGCACGGCGAGGGCTTTGTACGTGGCCGCGCTATCGCTCAAGCTCTGAAAGATAAGGAGCTAATCTAATGGGGTTTTTAGATAACTACGAGGACGTAAACGCACGTATTAAGCGCTTTAGGTTAGAATTTCCATCCGGCAGATTAGTCGCTTACATCGAGGATCTAGATATTATTAAAGGCACGATCCTCGTTAAAGCTGAGGCGTACCGCGAGTATGAGGATCATCTACCTAGCGCCGTCGATTACGCTTTTGGTAACGTCTCGACTTATCCAAACAATATGAAAAAATGGTTTATCGAGGACACAATTACCTCAGCTTATGGCCGTTGTATTGGGCTATTAACGCCAAGCCTTGAGCATAACTCACGGCCTACCGCGCAGGATATGGAAAAGGTCGAGACACTACCGGCAGACTCGGACCCGTGGAGTACAAAGGCCTCGATCGAGGATATGGCAACAATGGCGAGTAGCATCCTAGAGATCGGTAAAAGCCTCGGCGGTGAGTTAGTAGCTGAGGCCCCACGATGTACGCACGGTACGATGGTGTGGGCTGAGGGTACGGCTAAGGCGACGGGTAAACCGTGGGCCGCTTATAAGTGCACGGAGCGAGTTAGAGTCAATCAATGTAACCCGTATTGGCACGTGCTTGGCTCGGATGGAAAATGGAAGCCTCAAGTATGAGCGAGCTAACCTATATTAAGGACGGCCTCGCTACGACTATCCACGATAACGGCGAGATCACGGTAGTAGCTGCCAAACAATGCGACGAGTGCTTTAAGTGGCAAACTACTTTAGGCGGCTTTAATGTGCGAGACGTAAGCGGCGAGGTAGTTTTATGGCTATGTGCACAATGTCGAGCGTAGTAAAGGTCGTACTCGATCGGTCGCAGGAGATTACCGCTCATCGAGTAGGGCTAGAGCGCACGATAACGCGTAATGCTGAGGTGCAAGATGCGAGCAATTTTGGCCAAGCGTATAAAAACTGGCACGAGCTGGTATGGCAAGAGTCAGAGGCGGCGGCGGCAGAGATCGCGG